TTCCTTTTGGAATAATAGCTACATCTATATTAGAATCTCCACCTGTTGCAGATATGCTAGGTGCATTACCTGTTGCAGCATTTGTAATATCAAATTGGTTTACTGCAGATGATGTTGTTTGAAATATAATTTGTTCATTTCCGTTTTCATCGTTAATTCCATGTGCATCATCAAAAGCTATATTGAAACTGTTAGTATCTAAATCGCCACCTAATTGTGGTGTAGTGTCATCAACAAGATCACTTGCTAATGAAATAGTAGAAATATTTGGATTAGTACCATCGTCTGCTTTTGCATATGCAATTACAGTTTTGCCATTTGCAACTGTAGCAGAAGTTCCTGTACCTGTTGCATATTTAAATACTACGTTCTGAGATCCAGAAGTTCCATTTTTTAAAAAATAAAAATTTTGTACGTCTAAAGGTATTGTAACGTTTCTTGAAGCTGTAAGAGATCCTGTAAATTCTATAATCCTGTGTGCAAGGACAGCACCTGTTCCACCATCTGTTACAGATAAAGTTGTATCACCTGAATCAGAAACAGCTTGAGCGCTATAACCACCAGATATTTGTTCTATAATTTCTAAATTAGTATTAGTCTTTGTACCCCAAGTTCCTGCGTTTTCACCAGTTGCTTGTTTTTCTATACCCAGAGGGGTGTATGTAGATGCCATATTTTATCTCCTATGCAGCGTCACTATAACTTGTATTTGATCCAGTTGCAACATCCGAATAAGAGTCATTCGAACCTGTTGAAACATTACTATAAGACGTATTTGAGCCAGTGTCAACATCACCATAAGCAAATATGTCAACTGTTCCAATATTTGTAGTTATAGATTGACCTGTTAATCCGACAATAATATCAGTTAAACTTATAGACCCAACACTAGCACTAAATGATTGACCTGTTAATCCTAACGCTTCTTCTATTGTTAATGAACCAACACTAGCTGTTGAAGATTGTCCAGTTGGTGTAGCTAAAGCTCCACCTAAACCTATAATAGAACCTAAAGTAAATGTTGCAGATACACCAGAAATTTGAGCTACATCATTTGGTATGGTTACAGTTCCTAAACTTACAGTAGCTGATTGACCTGTTAAATCTGCTTCTTGTGAAGATGTACCAGTAGCTGTTCCTTGAGCTGAAGTTATAGATAAACCAGAAGGTAAAACTGTTTCATTTGGTGCAACTGCTGTTCCTTGACTTGCAGTAAATTCTTGACCAGTTAAACCAATTGCCATGTCAGCAATTGTAGGAGCTCCCACTGATGCTGTAATAGCATCTGAACTTAAACCTTGGTGAACATCATCTACGGTAACAGAACCAATAGAAAAAGAAGCTGATATACCTTCTACTACTACTGGATTAAATGCTTCTCCTTGTGAAGATGTAATTGATTGACCTGTTAAAGTTAAAATTACATCGGGTATATCAACTGCACCAACGTTTGATGTTATAGATAATCCAGATGGTTGTGCGGTAGCATTTTGTAATGCATTCCAAGGATCTTCACCCCAAGACTTTGCACCCCATCCTGTTTTTAAAGTTGTGTCTGCGTTCCAGTTAGCTTGACCCCAGCTAAACCGGCCCCATCCTGAAGATACCGACATGGTCGGCCTCCTATGCTAATCTGATTATTGCTGTTGTAGCTGCTGCTGCTGGAAATTCTATTTTAAAAGTTCCATTACTAGCTGTTTTATCACCACCAAATGCAATTATTGCTACGGCGTCAGTTGTACTTGAACCACCGTTTGTTGTTGTATTATATATCATTGCACCATTTGCAGTGAAAGAAGCAGATGAATAAGTTACATCTGTAAAATCTGTAAATGCTGTAGTTGAAGATAATGAAACTCCTGAATTTGTAAGAGTTGCACCACCTGCAGTATAAGCAGTTCCTGATGTATTTGTAATTTCTTCGGAAGTTGAATAATCAGTAGTAGATGCACCTAAACTAGCATCACTATCAAATAAAGCTAATTTAAAAGTATGACCACCTGAAGATTCAAA